GACTTTTTTGAAGGTGAGAAAAAGAAGAAAACTGCAACTCAACAAGCACAAAAATCGGTTCCAAAACCACCGGTTATTCAAGAAGAAGCTATTCAATCAATGCCCGGTGGATTAATAAATCAAGCGCAATCAAGTTTAAAAGAATTAAATTAATATATATATAATAATTATAAATGTGGATAAGATATATTGGAAATACGAGATATGGATATGATACATACCGAGATTGTGTTAATGATACAAATAGACATTTAGTTTGTATTGAAGGAATATTTTTTAAAAAAATATAATTAATTTTTTAAGATTTTTAAGATTTAAAAAAAAAATCTTAATATATAATAAATGAATAAAGAAGAATTGACAAAACTACTTTCTGATGCTAGACCCGAAGCAAAAGATTCTACAATTAAAATGTATTCAAGTAATCTAGAAAAATTGAAAAAAATGTTTGATGCCAAAGGATATGATTTTTTAAATAAAATAAATGATGTAAAAAATAAATTAAAAGAATTACATTTTACAACTCAAAGAAATTATTATAATGCTATTATTATATTATTACTTGCTCTAGATAAAAAACAAGAATTAATTGATAAATATTCAGATGTAAGAGATGAATTAAATAAACAATATGAAGATAATAATGCAACGGGTAAAATCTCATCCAAGCAACAAGATAATTTTGTACCATTATCCGAAATAAATAAAATGATAAATACCATGGGCAAAGAAATAAATGAAAAAAAACTTAAAAAGGCGGATACATTAAAACCAAAAGAATTTGTATTAATTCAAACATACATATTATTTAATATATATACTAGACTACCGATGAGAAATGATGTATCGGGTATGATAGTTGAAACAAAAAGATCATATAATAAATTAAGTGAATCGGAAAAAAAAGAACATAATTATTTAATTATGGAAAAAAGTAAAATGTTTTTTGTATTGAACCAATTCAAAACAAGTAAAAAATATAAAGAACTTGATATTGATATTCCGAAGGATCTAGAAAAATTATTAAGATTCTATATTAAAATAAATGATATTAAACCCGGTGATGTATTATTTACATCAACAACCGGAAAACCATTAACTCGTAATGCTTTATCTCAACTATTATTAAAAACAAGTAAAAAATATATGAATAAAAATATATCTACAACTTTATTAAGAAAAATTGTATTATCGGAAAAGTTTTCAGATGTTAAAAAAGAAATGGAAGATATGTCAAAAATTACGGGACATAGCACGGATACAATGAGTAAAGTATATGTTAAGGATACGGATGATATGGTAGAATCATAATGTTCGCCATCTTGATTTCATATTTCTTCTCCTATTTTTATGATACAATCTATCATATGATAATTTATCATATATTGCATTCTTTTTATTTATACAATTATTACAATCCATATATTTTTGTTCAAGTAATCTTAATTCTTTATCTTCAATATTATCTACTTCTTCAATTAATTCAATGGTGGCATCACCACATTTAATTAATTCTCTTGAACTACAATTATTTAATATATTACAATGTCCATAAAATCTTTGTTGGATTGTGGATCTAGTTGAACCGATATAAACTAATGAATGATTTTTACTTGAGATTTTATAAATTCTTCCAATCTTGTTCATTTATTATAACAAATATTTTATTTTTAAAAAAATAAACGCGCATAATTATTCTATTTTAAAAAATACAATCCAATATGTTGAATTAACCGCCTTTTTTGATTTAGTTCCAAATAATGCTTTTACCGGAAATAATTTTAACATTTCATTTACCGGAATATTTAAATCCGAATACTTGAATATAAGTGTTCCATGAATATCTAATTTGCTCCATATACTATCAAATGCTTTTTTTGTATCTTCTTTCCAATTATCACCAAGAGATCCATATTTTTTACTTATTATCCCACTTGTTTCTTTTATCATATGTGGTATATCCCATACAATTAATTTAAATGAATTATTATCAAATGGTAAATCTTTATAATCAGCAATTATATCGGGTTTGCATTCCCAATTTGGACAATGTGTAATATGTCCTTTTTCAACTTCTCTAATATCACAAAATAAAGTATTTTTATTATCTTTATCAAACCACATCATTTTTCCTCCACAACATACATCTAATATAAATTTATCATCCATTTATCATACTTAATATTTTTATTTTATATTAATTAAACGCAAATATTATTTTCCATCATCACATATATTTTTAAAAATTATTTTTAAAAAAAAAATATAAAAGTTATATTATAAAAAATGTCCAAGCAAAATGATAATCGCCCTGCTCTCCTCAACATTAAATCCATGCCCGTTAATTCGGCATTACAATTTTCCACCGATGTTTTAGATCCCGTTATATTTAGTCAAGATTTTTGTCGGTTTGAACTTAACCCAAAAGGTTTTCTCCATCCCAATTCGCAGATTACCATTCAGATGAAATCCAATGGTGTTGCCGGTGATAATTTCCCGTTTGTAAATGTGGGATTATATTCAATGGTTCAACGCGCAGTTTTAAAAACTGCAGATGGTACAACCCTTTGCTCTACGGAAGACCTACCTTGGTTAATGGCGTGTAAATCCCAGTTTGTTACGGGGTCATCCAATCTTGAACGGGAACAATTCAAGACGGGACGGGGTATGGCATATGAACAAGTATTTGATGATGAATCGGGTAGATCCGCCTCCACCTATGGTCTTGCCAATGGTCTAGAATATAATGTTCTTGCCGATGATGTTGTAAAGACGGGATACAAACAAGGTTTAAATGTTCAACAGCATCTCCGTAATAGTCAAGAATCCACTTTCTCTCTATCACTAAATGATTTATTCCCTTATCTTAAATCCGGAAATCAACTACCACTTTTTATGATGCCCCGTGTTCAACTTGAATTATATTGGACTAGTGATGCTAGTAAATCTCGGTGTGTAACTCCGACAACCAGTTCATCTTTTGAAATTAAACAGACTCAGTTTTTTGCTGATTATCTATTTTATGATGGTGAATTTATGGAAAATTATAGAGAAAAGAATCCGGAATTATCATTCACATACATTGATTATCGCCTATCCAAAAATAGCATTACTCAAGCACAGGCATTAAATTCCGTCCGTAATATTGGTGGTAATGGTATGTTAGTTACAAAAGTATTCCATGGTTATGAAGTAAATAAAGCAAACCCCGATACAGACCTTCTCGGCCCATATGTAGCAGTATCTCCCGAGAAAGTGGGTGGCACCGACCAGCGTAGTGATCTTACCCAAAATCTTTTCTTCAATAATGAATTCCTATATCCGCAGAATGTAACAAATTCCGCAGTTCATTATCATCATCTTATTTCTGCAGAAGGTTCTCCCGCCTATGTTTCCCGTGCTGCATACTCCGGAGAAGGTGAAGGTATAACTACTGAAGACTTGGCGGGTCTTGGTCAAGATGGTGAATTACTTGGTCAGAACTTTTGGCAAGGATTTAAATTAATTGGCAATGACCGATTAGATAGTAAAGGTATTGACCTACACGCCAAGATTGATATTAGTGGTGATGCCGTTAATCGCGTGTGGTTGGAAGTTCTCCGATATGCTACACTTACTAATGGCAAAATGAATGTATTCTATGCATAAGTAAATAATTAATTTAAAGATAAAAATAATAATATATAATAATAACATAAAACAAAATGTCCGATGTAGATGAATTTGCTACAAAATACAAAAATAAAATTGAAAGAGATAGATATAATTATCATAATAAATATAAATTAGATGATGAATTTATAAAGAAAAGAACAATCCGTTCAAAAGAACATTATGAAAAGACAAAAGATGCTAGAAAAGAAAAATATAAAAATAATCCTGAATTGGCTAAATCAAAGTCATCATATTATTATTATAAGAAAAAAAATAAACTAGATGTCTTTATGGCAAAATATCCGGATCGGGTTGAGATTCTTCGGGCGGTTGGATTGAAGGTGGTTTAATCTGCTTGGGTTTTTTCTTATCTTTATCAGATGGATTTTCTTCATCCGATTCTTCTTTATCGGGTGGTGGTTTCCGATGGCATCTCCAAATATAGCAACAATTCATATCACATTCACACCTTGATTTCCATATTACTAATAATAATGATGCCACACTACCAAGAATTAAAGCAGTACTTCCGGCAAATTGGTCAATTGTAAAATCTTCCATTTTTCCAAATTGCATTATAAATGTATATTACATTTAAAAATATTTTTTTTACATATAATAAAATATTAAATTAAAGTATATGGAACCTGAATCTAAAAAACCAATTGATGAAGTTTTAACTTTATTGAAACAAGTCATAGATGAATTATTAATATTAAAAGATGAAGTTTCATATATTAAATCCGTAATAAAAAAAGAAGAAGAAAGTGAAATTGAAACTATTGGATGGAGATTATTTTAATATTAGTTTTTTAAAATTTTTTTAAAGATAATTAAAATATAACTTTAATTATAAAATGAGTAGTGCTTCCTTCTTCCG